AGGGTGCAGGAATGCAAGGATAATCCAGCACTTGAAGCTGCCTTCAGAAGGGATCATTTAAATCAGTGGATTGAAACAGATGTCAGGTGGATTAGCCCACTGAAGTGGGATGAATGCATGGTGGAACATCCTGACCTGATTGGCAGGGAATGTTATGCAGGGTTGGATCTTTCAGCCACCATGGATCTGACAGCATTTGTTTTATTCTTTCCCAGCACCCATGCAGATGAACCACATTTCATCATGCCATTTTATTGGGCACCTCAGGAAGCTTGTAAACTCAGGGAACGACTGAACAAATTTAGAATAGATCCATGGGTCAAAGCTGGATGGATTACTGCCACTGAAGGCAACAGGGTGGACTATCGGAAAATCAAAAAAGACATTTACCAACTTGGTGAACAGTACAAGATTCAGGAAATAGCATACGACCCATGGCACGCTGACCAGATCATCCATGAATTGGGTGAAGACTTCAGCATGGTGAAATTTGGCCAGACACCAGTTAACCTGTCACCACCAACCAAAAAGCTTGAAGAATTTATTTTGACCAAACAGGTCAGCCATTCTGGAAACCCAGTTTTAAGGTGGAATCTTGGGAATGTGAATGTGGCTTTGGATGATAACAATAACTACAAATTGTCAAAAAAGAAAAGCCGTGACAAGATAGATGGAATTATCGCTTCAGTCATGGCCATTGGAAGATGGATGGCCAATGGGCAGGAAAGTCTTTCTGATTCACCAGCAGGAGCAGGGATAGAATTCCTGTGACCATCATGCCATCATTTCGATCACTGCTATCTAATTTCTTTAAGTTGGCTGGTGGATATTCAGTGGTCAGTGATTCAGGTGCCTGGACATACACAGGACCATCAGCAGCAGGTCAGACAGTCAATCAAGCTTCAAGCCTTACATATTCAGCAGTCTGGGCTGCAGTCAGATCCATTTCAGAAGGTGTGGCATCCTTGCCATTGCAGGTCTACCGAAAAGACCCAAATGGTGGCAGAACTAAAGCCACAGATAATCCACTTTATTCTTTGTTACATGATGCACCTAATCCTGAAATGGGGTCACTTATCTTCCGTGAAACCATCATGGGTCATGTCCTGACCTGGGGAAATGGCTATGCGGAAATTGAAAGGGATGGCAGGGGGAATGTGGTTGGATTGTGGCCATTAAGACCAGATGTATGCCAGCCAGTCCGTGATGAAAATGGGGATCTGTATTACCAGTATGGAAACATCATCTTTATGCCTGATGAGATCCTGCACATCAAAGGTCTTGGGTTTGATGGAATCAAAGGCTATTCAGTGATTGCAAATGCCAAAGAGGCTATCGGGTTGGGCATGGCCTTGGAAAATTATGGTGCATCATTCTTCAGCAATGGTGCCAAACCTTCTGGTGTGATAAGTGTGCCAGGAAAGTTAAATGCTGAGGCTATTGGGAATATGCGAAAAAGCTGGGAAGAAATGCATTCATCCAGCAAGAATTCCCACAGGGTTGCCATCCTTCAGAATGGGGTCACCTATCAATCTATAGGGATCAGCCCAGATGATGCACAGTGGGTTGGATCGCGATCCTTCCAGCTTCAAGAGATTGCAAGATGGTTCAGGATTCCAGCCAGCAAAATTGGTGACACATCAGGTGCCAGCTATTCCAGCTTGGAACAGGATAACCTGAACTTTCTGCAGGAAACCTTAAGGCCATGGCTGATTAGATGGGAACAGGAAATCAGGATGAAATTGATCAAGGATCCTGACATCTATGCTGAGCATAATCAAGATGCACTTCTCAGGGGTGACAGTGCAGCCAGGGCAGCATTCTATGCCAGTGCTATTTCATGGGGCTGGCTTAATCGTAATGAGGTCCGTTCACTTGAGAACCTTCCAGCCTTTGAGGGTGGTTCGTCTTATATGACCCCAAAGAACATGGATCCAGCCTTTGGGCCAAACCAAACGCCAGCAGCAGTGGATCAGCAGTCAACACTGAACCAAATGCCACAACCCCAGCAGAATTCCATGGGGTTTGCACGATTGCTGGAAGCTGCCAGAAAGCAGATTCGAAAAATCGAATCCACCCATCTGAAAAGAATTGCCAACAAGCCTGGGGACTTTTTGCCAGCCTTGGAAAAGTTTCTGGAATCCCATCAAGAAAGGGTGCAGATCATTCTGGATCCAGTGTTGGAATTCATTAAACCTGAAGCGGGTGGTGCAGCAAGGGCTGCAGCAGCACACTGTGCGGATCTGAAAAGGGAATGGCTGGACATTGCTGGTGAATCCACTGTCAAGAATTTCAAAGAAAAAACTGAAGCCAGATTAAAAACATGGCTGGAACTACCAGGAACTTGGGAGGATGTCACATGGCTGCAATAGAAAAAAGATTCAGCACTGAAATTCAATTTCAGCCTGAAGGTAAAAAGATTGTTGGCTATGCTGCCAAGTTCATGAACAGGTCACAGGATCTGGGTGGCTTTATCGAACAAATAGACCCACAGGCATTCACACGAACACTGTCAGAAGGTGCGGATGTTAGGGCACTGATTGACCATAACCCATCTTTAATCTTGGGCAGAACTGTCAGTGGCACACTTAGACTGGAAACCGATTCCACAGGTCTGCTGGTGGAAATCACCCCACCAGATACCACCTATGCCAGAGATTTAATGGTGTCACTGGAAAGGGGTGATGTCACCCAGATGTCCTTTGCATTTGTGACCAAACAGGACACATGGGCCAAGGAAGGTACCACCAACATCAGAACCCTGTTGGATGTGGATCTGCATGATGTCAGTGCTGTTACTTATCCAGCTTATCTGAATACTGAAGTGGGGTTGAGATCCCTGAGCCAATTTAATGACAACTTGCAGGGAGATGTTGCCAAATCCCAGCAAAGACTAAATCTGGTGAAATTTCTGCAGTTATCCCAAAGGGCCAAGTCTGGAATAGTGGTGGTGGATGTGGATAATACCTTGCTGGCTAATGGCACCACACCCATAAAAAAAAAGTAGATCAGGTGAATGAACTTTCCAAGCAGCATCTGATCTACATTGTCACAGGCAGAATGGGAAATCAGAGACAGAACACCACCAACAGTTTGAATGATGCTGGTGTTTTGTTTGACAGGCTTTTCATGAATGACATTGGATCCAAACCAGAACAGCAGCTTGAATTCAAACAGAAAACAGTCAGCAAGTTTGCATCCAGTGTCATCCAAGCATTTGATGATAATCCTAAAGTCAGAAAAATTTATCAGGATCTAGGTATATCTAAAGTGTCATGATAGAATGATTCCATCACCCAGAGGATGGAACCATGATTGTTTTTAAAGATGTTCATGAAATGCGTAGGTGGATTGTTCAGAAATCAGGAGATGGTTGGTCACCTGGGGCAATCGGTCCTGAATTAGCTGAAATAATTCACAAGATGCCAAATAGGCCACCATACAAAACAGATTGGACAGATTTTTTTAACAGCTTACCAAAAGATCTTGATCATCTTGTTTATGAAAAAAGACATTTAGCTAAACCAAAAAAAGACTTTATAGCTTTAGTGCAGATGGAAAATAAAAAAAATCAAGTTCTTGGGATAATGTCTGAAAGAGACAAGAACGATTGTTTTCTAAAAGTTTATGATGCTTTCCCACAATTGGTAAAATATCAAAGTGTAGTTCTTATAAAAACAAAATCAGAACTTACAGCAGGTGAAAAAAAACAATTAGAAAACCTTAAATAAGTTTTCTTCATTCCATACAGTTTGCCAATTTTCCAACCTTAAACAAAACTGAATCCAACCATGCAGTGTTTACGCATTGGCTGCCATTCCAAGGGGCGACCTTGGCATAGGTGCCTTTGCGTATTGGCACCACCAATTCAAAGGGGATTCAGATATGTCTATCCAAGACATCAGGTCTTTGCAGGCTGAGCGAGTTGAGAAAGTTGCCAAACTTGAGGAACTGGCCAAGCGTCAGTTAACCCCAGAAGAACAACAAGCGTTTGATGATCTGGCTGCAAATGTTGCTGCCATTGATGAAAGAGTATCCACACTAGAAGGGGAACTTGCCATGGCATCTGCACAGGCTGCACAGACTGAAGCCAACAGTTCCAAGCTTGAGTACATCAAGCGGAACACCAAAAAATCATTCCCAATCAATGTGCCAAACATTGTCACAGATTTGAATGACAAGAAAGCAACTGTCAACAAGGCCAATGCCATCAGGGGTTGGTTTTTAAGAGGCACCAGGGGATTCCGTTCGGAATTTGCTAATGCTGCCCATGAAATTGGTCTGGATCTCAACAGCAATGAATTAAGCCTTGAAGCTCGTGCCCAATCTGTTGGCACTGCATCTGCTGGTGGTTATTTGGTCAATGATGAATTCTATGGCACCTTGACGCAAGCTTTGAAGGATTACAATGGTGTCCGACAGGTAGCCACTGTGATGAACACCAGCAATGGTAACAGCATCCAGATGCCATGCCTTGACGACACCAGCAACAGTGGATCCTTGATTGCTGAAAACGGATCCATCAGTGAAGTGGCTTTGACCTTTAGCAACAAAACACTGGGTGCCTATAAATTCAGTTCTGGTCAGGTTCTTACCAGCTATGAACTTCTCCAAGATTCCCTGATCAATGTGGAATCCTTGGTGGCAGAACAGGCTGGCATCAGAATCGGCAGGATTCAGGAATCTTATTTCACCACTGGAACTGGATCCAGCCAGCCACAGGGTTTGGTTGCTGGTTCTGCTGCAGGTAAGACTGCTGCTGCAACTAATGCTTTAAGTGTGGACGAGATTATCGATTTGGTATTCTCAGTGGATGAGGCATATAAAAGGGGTGGCAATGTTGGCTTCATGTGCCATCCATCCATCCTTGGTGCGATTGCCAAGTTGAAGGATGACAATGGTTCACCAATCTTCAGCCAGACCTATGCAGGGGCAGATGCCAGGGTGCCAAGCATCCTAGGCTATCCTGTTACCCTCAACAGCAACATGGCTTCAAGTCTTGCTGCTGGTGCTAAGGTGTTGCTGTTTGGTGACTTCTCCAAATATGTCATCCGTGATGTGGCTGGTGATGGTGGCTTGACCATTGTTCGTCAGTCTGAAACTTATGCCACCAGTGGCCAGATTGGTTGGGTTGCTATTCACAGGTCCAGTGGTTTGCTGCTGACAGCAAACGCCACCACCTATAACCCAGTGAAACATCTGGTGATGGCAGCCAGCTAATGCAAGTTATCATCCTTAAATCTCTGGTGGGTCTTGGAAAATCCTTCCAGGCCCGCCAGACTGTAGACCTTCCTGATGAAGTTGCGACTGAGTGGTGCAGGATCGGCTATGCCAAACCTGCATCACCTGCTGCACCAGAAAAATCCATTTCCAAAGTTCAGCCTGAGGTGCGAACCCATGAACATCCAGGGATCAGTTCAGGTGGTCACAGCACCCACCCAGGAACCAGTCAGCCTGCAAGAGGCAAAAAACCATCTAAGGGTTGATGGCAATCATGATGATGCACTGATTCAGCTTTGCATCAGTTCAGCCAGAATCATGTTTGAAAAGTCCTGTGAAATCAGCATTGCACCACAGACTTTGAAGCTGGTGCTGGATGCCTTCCCTGAAACCATCTATCTGCCTTATGGTCCAGTCAATGAAGTTACTGAAATAGAATACACAGATACTGATATGACCAATCAGACTGTGGAAGACTGGAATGAAGATCTGGTATCCAGTCCAGCCAGAATCACACCAGTGCAGGATGCAGTGTGGCCACAGACCGCATCCAGCATCAATTCTGTCAGGATCACCTACACCACAGGATGGGCACCATCAGCAGTGCCAAAGCTGCTGAAAAGTGGGATTCTGTTTTATGTGGGTCACCTGTTTGAAAATCGGGAAGCAGTAATCACTGGAACTATTTCCAGTGAACTTCCACTGGCAGTGCAGTCCATCATCCAGCAGTTTGCTGCAGGGGTCTATCACTGATGAGATCTAGCAGTCTACAGCACAGGGTGGAAATTCAGGCACCCACTGAAACTAGGGACAGCATGGGGCAGACTGTCACCACATGGCAGACTACCCAAGTCAGATGGGCTGGTATCAATCCACTGTCTGACAGGGAACAGTTTTATGCAGCACAAGTAAGGCCAGAAACCACCCATAGGGTCACCTTCCGATATTTTGACACATTGACCCACAGACACAGGCTCAAGATGGGAAACAGGATCTTTGACATCCTGAGCATCCTAAACCTGAATGAAGCTGCTGAAACCCTGCAGGTGGATGTGGTGGAAAGGGTGGCCTAATGGGGAAGCTGGACCGATCAGTCCTGATTAAGAAAGGCAAAGTCACCATCCAAGGTTTGGATGATATTGTCCAGACATTCAGGGATTTAACAGGAAATAAAGCGGATGCAAAACTTGCACAGGCCATGAAGTATGCACTGAAGCCACTTCATGAAAAGGTGAAATCCTTGGCCCCTAAAAAACGCAAAGGTGACAGAAAACATTTAAAAGCCAGCACTGGATTGTTGAAAAGATCCATCAGTTTAAAATCCAAAAAATATGGCAGAGGGAAAAAGAAAAAAGTAGTTGGATTGGTTGGACCTAAATTTTTGAAATCAACTTCACCAAATGGAAAAACAATTATCCCAGCATTTTATGCACACTTGGTGGAAAGGGGCACAGCATCCCACACTGTCAGCCCAAGGGCCAAGGAAAAGCTGAAATCATTTGTAGGACCAATTCAGCCTAACAGATTTAAATCATGGACACATCCTGGTGCCAAGGCTAAGGCATTTATGGCACCAGCACTAAAGGCTGTTGGATCCCAAATCTATGCAAAGTTTGCTGAAAAACTTAAAGAAATTATTGCCAGTTTTGGAAAACCAAAGAGGGCAAAAAAATGATAGAAGCAGACCTTTACACTTATTTAACAAATCAGGCAACTGTGACAAATCTGGTATCCACCAGAATCTATCCTGATGCTGCACCACAGAGTGCAACCATGCCCCTGATTGTTTACAGCAAGCAATCTACTGACAGACAGATCACCTTAAAAAGGTCTGTGGGAATCTGCACTGCCAGGATCCAGTTAGACATCTTTGGTGCAAGCCGTACAGTTTGCGAAAACATAGTTGAACAAATTAGATTGGTTACTGATGGATTCCAAGGAAACTGGGGCACCACATTCATCCACCTTTGCAAGTTCGATTCAGAATCTGTGGGGTGGGATTTGGAAACTGCCAAGGATGTTGGGATCCACAGGGCAACCTTGGACTTAGTGGTGTCATTTTCGGAATCTGTCACAGACTTCTTTGGAGGCTAAACAATGCCAGAAACATTGCAAACAGGTTATGGGGTCACATTGACTGCAGGTTCTGAGGTGGCTGAAGTGATCAGCATCACACCACCATCCAGCAAAATCACCAGCATCCAGAAATCTAATTTGAACACTGACAATCAGACTCATGAATATTTGGCTGGCTGGGAAGATCCTGGGGAAATCAGCTTCCAGTGCAATTTCACCAGTGCAGGATGGGATGCCTTGAATGCACTTGCAGTGGCAAGATCTGCATCCAATTTTGTCATCAGCCTTCCAGCACCAAACACCAAGACTATCACTGTGAATGGCTTTATCACCAGCAGACAGATTGATCAGATCACTGGTGATGACCTTATTAAGGCATCATTCACTGTGAAAGCATCTGGTATTTGTTACCCAGACTAATCCAGACTAATCAGGGGGTTTTATGGCTTTAGACCGATCACAGATCCTTTCCAAAAAGAACTTCTTACCCAAGCAGGAAGTTCAGGTCCCAGAGTGGGAAGGATCTGTGTGGGTCCGTTCACTGACTGTTGGGGAACGCGACCAGATAGATTCTGAATTTAATGCTGCCAGGAATAAGGGGAAGACCCCTGACAACCTCAGGGCAAGGATGATCATCAAAGGTTGCTGTGATGAAGCTGGCCAGCCTTTGTTCACAGATGCTGATCTGCCTGAAATCAACAAGCTGCCCGCCACCATTCTGGAAAAGATTTTTGACAGTATTTTAAAGATCAATCGGATAGGTGCTGGGGCTGTTGAGGAAGCGGAAAAAAACTAAGGGACTGCCCACCCAGGCTATTCCTTTTTAGGTTAGCTGGGCATCTGGGCAGGACTGTGGAAGAACTGGAAGAAATGAGCCACCCAGAACTGATGGAATGGGTGGCCTTCAGCAGGATAGAACCAATAGGTGATGCCAGGATGGATTACCTGTTTGCCTTGTTGATGCACACCATGGTTTCCTGTTGGTCTAGTTCCAAACACAAGCTGCAGGATTTTCTGCCAGACTGGTTAGGTGACAGAGCAAAGGGGATGGATCCAGTGGGGGTGTTTCATGCCTTAAAGGGCATGGCTAAAAAGGGTGGCTGATCATGGCTGAAACATCTTTAGGGCGGGCCAGTCTATCAGTCACAGCAGATTTGGGTGGGTTTACCACTGCACTTGATCAGGCAGCACAAAAAACCAATCAGCTTACCACCACTAATGATGCAATGGCAGAATCTGCCAATAAAGTCACCACTGCCACAGAGCATCAGACAAAAGCACTTCAAGCACTTCAGGATGAAGCTAAGAAAAATCCTGCATTAAAAAGGCAGGAGATTAAGCCACCAACAGTTCAAAAAGTTTCCCTTGGAATTAAAGACTATATCGGGATAGGTGCAGCAGTTACTGCATTCAACAAGATCACTGACATGGTCACAGGTGCCATCAGTGCAGTGGTGAAATTTGGTGCCAGTGTGGTGGATGCTGGGGCAAAATTCCAGCAGGTGGATATCAGGTTGCAGGCACTGACAGGATCCAAGACATTAGCCAAGGGATTGCAGGACATCATGAAATCTGGTCCCAGTGCATCCTTTGAAGCACTGGCAGAAAGTGCAACCAGACTGTCAGCACTGAAATTTGATGCCAAGTCAGTGGAGATCCTGACAAGACAATTCAACCAGCTTGGGATTGCCTTGGGGAATCCAGAAAAGATCATGAACCTGATTGTGGACAAAATTGGCGATATGGCAGCAGATGGCATGGCAACCTTCCCAGCACTTTCAAAGCTTGCTGAGGAAGGGATTCCTGTCTGGGCTGCACTTTCTGACAGACTTACCAGAACCACTGGAAATCTTGTAACAGTGGCACAGGCTCAGGAAATGGTGAAGGATGGACTGGTGCAGGTTGGTGAAGCTGCTGCTGCCATAGGTGATGCTGCCAGCATGAATGGCATGGCAGAGATGATGAAAAAGAATGCCAATAGTTTTTATGGAGTTTGGTCAACAGTAACGAATAACCTGCAGGTATTGTTTCAGAAGGTTGGTGGATTCTTTGTGGAAGGATTCAGCCTTGTCAGTTTGTCTGATGGCATTACAAAGCTATTTGATTCAATTGGCAAGAAGATGGATGAACTCAGACCATTCTTTACAAAGATAGGTGTTTTTATCAGTTCTGTGATGGATATTGCACAAGGTGCTATCACAGACTTTTTTGATGCATGGATTAACAAGCAGCATGAGTTTGATTTGGAATCAGTTCTTAAAAGTGCCAAGCTTGCAGCCATTGACTTTTCATTAGTAGTCATGGATATGGCTAAAGTGATTGTAAATGCCTTGATGGATGTTGCTAAAAAGTTTGAAGATGTGGATGCCATTGCTAGAAAATCCAACAAATTTTGGACATGGATAAAGGGTAATTTTAGTGCCCAGGCTCAGATGGAACTGAAAGCAATGGATGCCATTGATCAAGCTATTCAAGAAAAGAATGCAAAAAATCAACAACCTAATAAAGGTCAACAAGTTGATAACTTCTTTAAGACTCAGACAGACAGGCTGAATGCAGTAAAGTCCCAAATTGAAAACGAAAAGATTAATGCTGAAATTGATTTGTATTTAAATTTGATGTTAGGTGATCCAAAACAAAAGGCATTGGATGAATTAAAACCAAAGCTTGATGGTGTAGGTGATGCAGCCAAAAAAGCTGCAGAAAAAATGGAAGGATTAAACAAGGCATTTAATAAGGACATCAAGCGGGAAGAACCAAAACTGTCTGAAAAATTCCTGGCTGAAAACCTGACCGCATTACAGATCTATGAAAAGGAAATAGTCAGGCTAAATCAGATGCTGGCAGAAGGTGCCCAGGGTGAACTGGCATTTGCCCTGGGAAGTGCTGCAGCCATCAAAAAATTGAAAGAGGCCACAGGACTTGGGGAAATTAAATTTGCTGCAGCCATCACCCAAGGATCTGCAGAGGATTTTAAAGCCACATTAGATGCCCAAAATAACAGTGTGGATGTCCAGCAGCAGATCAGGGAACTGATGCAGTCAGCCAGGGATCTTCAGGAAGAACAACTAAAAGCCCAAAAAGAAATTGCAGCAGCAATAAAAGCACAGAAACCGCCAAAACCAGTAAATGTGATAGGTGGATAATGGCTATAGACATTTTTGAAGAACTGTGGTCTGAACGAAAAGGGACTGTGAACAGTTCCTACCAGAACACCTACACCAGATCATTTATTGTCCACACAGATGTGATCGAACAAACAGATGTAGCTATCTATGATGCCATCTATGGTCACGCATCCTGCCCACAGATTGGTGATCTTTATCCTGGTGATGATGACACCTACTGCACGAATGTCAGCATTCAGCCTGAACAGGATGACCCACAGACTTGGCGGGTGGTCTGTGAATACACATCTAACCCTGATTCAGGTGGGTCACCTTCCACTGACAGTGGAGCATCACCACCACCACAGGTCAGCACCCAGCAGCAGGGTTATGAACCTGCAGACAGGTCAGCAGATCCACTGGTAAGGCAACCGGATGTCAGGATTACCTTTGCCCAATTCCCCAAGATCCTTACTGATTTAACCAACAGTGCTGGGGATCCTTTTTATCCACCCATCACTGTTGATAGATATAGGCCAATAGTTTCGATAGGCTGCAATGCCAGCAGCATTAATGCCTACACCCTTGCCAGTTATGTTGGAAAAGTAAATTCCACAAGTGTTAATTTTGTCACCAGCACTGGAATGACTTTACAATTTTCAGCCAAGTCAGCCCGCATCAAGGGAATCCAGACAGAACCCATTCTGGAAGGGAAGATCAAGTATTGGCGATTGACCTATGAAATAGAAATCAGCACAGAAATGAATGGGAATAATTTTGTGGGTTGGGATATGCGGGTCAGGGATCAGGGATTCAGGATCCGTAAAGCTAATGGGGACATGGTGCAGGCATTGGATGGGCATGGAAATCCTGTCACTGTGCCCATTGATTTAAATGGGAATGGTCAAAAGAACACTGCTGGTGCTGATCCTGTCTACAGGACTTTTGATGCTAGTGCAGTTTATGGAACCATCAACTTTGCAGCCTTGCCAGGATTGGGGTTCTTTTAATGTCTGGTGATCCATTTGCCTTTGATTATCGAACTGCCAATGATCTGGTGAAGTTGTTGAAACGCACCAGAAATGGTGAATTTGCAGCAGAACTTGATTCTAGTGTGCCGGTGGACACTGCACCAAAGTTTGTCTGGGCCTATGTCCCATCCACCATCACTGGATCTTATGACAACACTGTGAAGGCATGGAAGCTGACTGGTGCCACAAAAATGTTTCCCTTGAATATTGGGAAGGAATCAACAGGTAGATGGCAATGGGGAACAGTGGACAGTGCTGGTGTGATCACTGGTGGCATCACTTGCACCATTTGGGTGCCATATATGGATGGAACTGGAACTGCACCCAGTGTGGGTGCTGGTTTCTATCTTGGCAAAGTATTTGACACAGACAACACCACAGGCAACCCCATGGTGTTAATTGCCAAGCCACCAGCAGCAGGTTCTGGTGGTGGTGGATCAGGTGGATCTGCAGTGATAGATGTGGTGACAGATGTAATCTGCACCCCAGCAGGTTTGGAAGTGGTCACAGTTCAGCTATCAGGTGCTGATTATAATAATGCAGTTATCAGGAATTTTCTGGCACTGAATGATGTGACCCAAAAGTCCTATGTTGGAAATGCTGGCAGGGCTGTGGTGGTCAATGCCACCCAGACTGGTTTGGAATTTGGGCCAACATTGGGTGAAGCTGCAGACACTTTCATCAGCCTGTCAGACACACCCCAGGGATATGGAACCACCAACACATATAAGGTGCTGACTGTCAGCAGCAGCAATGCTGGCATCAGTTTCAGTGACAACAACATCACCACCCAGAACAGCATCACTGGTGGTGGAAATCCAAACAACCCACTGGAATGGAAAGTCCTGCAACTGATTAATGATGTTGAGGAACCAACCGGATACAGCTTTTATGGCTGCAATGTGGATGGTGTAAAGGGTTGGAGAAGGATCACCCTGACAATCCTGACAGACTTTCCATCCAGTTATTCAGGATCTGCTGGCAAGCTTTTAAAGGTCAAGCAGGATCAATCTGGTGTGGAGTTTGCCACCAATGAATTCACCACACTGACTGACTGTCCATCTGAATACACAGGTGCAGCAGGTAGATTGGTCAGGGTAAACAGCACAGAAACAGGGCTGGAATTCTATGCACTGGATCTGACAGGTTTACAGGCTGACATCACTGAACTGCAGGCTGATGT